TCTACTTAGGATAGACTCCTAAACAAGAGGATAGCAGCCTTTTCCTGGGGGCTGGAATTATTCTAAGCCTACCCCTACCCCCTTCCCTACCTTGATCTACCTTGACCTACCTCGCTTTACCTTGGCCTAACCTTGGCTATACAATGGACCCCCTGCCTCGGCAAACTATGGCCGACCCAAAAACCAACCTATGGAGCTTCCAATGGCTAATTCTTCCTTCATTAAATCTTTACTCCAGCCTTCGGCTAATCCTGACCCCCAGCCTAATCCTAATCCTGGGACTGACTCTAGCCTTGGGACTGAAAAGGAATTAGTCCTAACCCTGGCTGATTTAGAAGCCGAAGTCCCATCCTCTGACCTAGCCCAACCTAACCCCTTTCCAAAGGTTAAGACTAAGAAAGGAGGAACCTTTCTAACTAAGCAGTTCCCCCTATTCACTACCAGTATTAGCCTAGTCTATCTCCAGGGAGTTCTACCTATTCAGCCTGATTGGACCCTGGCCAATTTCCTGGCCCACGCTAAAGTTAGAACTGTCGGTTCCCCGCAATGGCGCGAAGCTAATTCTTCCCTAACCTCTGCCCATCTGGCCACCCTCAAATCAATTAAGGCTAGTCTCTATTCTCCCGAAGGAAAGGCTAGTCAGTTGGACCTAATTAATCGCCTGTTAGAAGCTGGAGGGACTATTGATCCGGCTAAAGCTCTATCTAGAGCCAATGCCCTGGCTAGCCTGGACTCTTATCTAGAATACCTGGAGATTTTCCTAACTAGGGAAGGATTCGATGATCCAAATAAATGGCTAGCCTCTAAGACTGGTTCCGGTCTAACTATAGGTAGTCCCTTAACCCAATCTCAGATAGCCGATATGGACTGGTAAACCCCTCTAGTTGCAATTTGGCAATCCGTGCGGCATAATTAACTTCCCTGGAATAGCTACTCTATAGACCCAGACTATCAGACCTAGCCAAGGCAATAGATGGAATCTATCAGGGACTATTCCAGGGAGATTAATTATTAACTCTATATCTGGAGTGACCGCAATGCTGATTACTACCTCCTACTCTAAGCCTCAATCTCAGCCCGGCCAGTCCCTGGCTACTCAATTGATGGCTCTGAAAGAGAAAGGCCGGATTCTGGCTAAGCGCGAAGTTAAATCTTATTCAGAGTCCGCAGCATTAATCTGCCCTATCTCCGGCCTTCGGGTCGCCTCTAATCTTCCCCCGCTCCCTAACGGATGCTATTTACCTGTCCGTCATCCCCTAGTAGATACTTTGCCTGAGCTAATGACTGGTCCTTTGACTGGAATTAACTGGCGGTATCTGACTAGCCTTTCATCCGAACTCCTGTCCGGTGCCCTTCTAATCTCCCTAGCCAGAATCAATAAACTGGACCTAGACGGTAAATCTCCCTATCTGGCCAGACTGGAGATTGAAAAGGATTGGACTCAGGATCAACTAATTAAAGCGCTCAAGTTCATCAAAACCAGAATCTATAAGGAGTTAACTAACTTCGGAATCCTCAAGGTTAAGGAAGCTGGCCTGACTACTGAGGATTGGGATTCTTATGTTCAGTCAATCTTCCGGCTAACCTATTTCACTGAGAATGCCGAGGAGAATGGATGGATTAAGGCAGAGGATGAGGAAGATTACCGGCCAATAACCATTGTTAGTTCTGAGCGCCAGGCAAAGCGCCTAGATTCTAACCTAGCAGATTCCTTTAGCGGTCTAGCAGAATGGCTACCCTCTGCCGTGGTAGCTAAGGCTAAATCCTTTAATAAGACTCTGGCTACTCATCAGTCCCATTCCCTAATTGGTAGCTTCCTGGCTGGCATAGGCAAATATGCGACTACCCCTAGCCAACTGGAAGAATTCAATTCTTTCCGGGAAGAAGTTCTAGAGGCCAGGAAAAAGGTAGAAGCCTTGGGACTCTATTTTGATTCAGCCTTTGACTCCTTTGACTATGCGCCAGCGCCCCAGCAAATCCAATTAGACCAGCCCAAGCCGGCTAAAGAGACTTTCCTGGAGAAAATGGCTAGGCTGAAAAAGGAGAAAGAGAATGCTTCCAAGTAAATCAAAAATCTTTGCAGTCCCGGAGTATGGAATCATGGCTAATTCAGTCGAGCCGGAAATTAAACTTCTAATCTCCTTTAAACCCTGGCCCTATAAATTCCTACTCAAGCGCAGCTTTCTAATTTCAGCACCGATTGAGAAAGATCAAGTTTCCCTAGACTGGCAAGGGCAAGACTGGCTGGTAGTGGGAACTAAAGAATTCAGGAATCAGGCTAAAACCCTGGACAAGATAGATTGTGTTATCAGCATGCAAGAATTAAAGAATGGCGAGCGTTATGCTGTAGTCTCGCCTAAAAGAGGGAATCATAATGGCAATTAACTTCAAAGATTTAATCAAGGCTAAATCAGTCAAGGCCGAAGAGCCTAAGTCTGAACCTAGGCCTGAACTAAGTTTCCTGCAAAAGATGTTGGAAAAGAAAGCAGCCTTAGCAGAACAGGCAGTAGCCATTCCAGTCTCAGAATTGGCCGGATTAAGCCCCAAGGAAAAGGATGAAGTCTTTAAGGCTAAACTAGAGGATGGGGAAGCTTGCCAGGCGCCGGATTCTAGCCTATCGGAGGCCAAGGCTACTCTATCCTTCTTAGATAGGATGAAAGCAGCTAGACAAGCCTCAATCGAAGCTAATCGCTCGGCAATCAAGGCTTCGTCAGCCAAGCCCACGCTAGAGGTTGGCTCTAACCCTGAACTAATTAGATTCGGGGATATAGTCTTGAATGATAAACAGACTAAGGCAGTTACTTATGCCAGGGAAGGACAGTGCTTTGCTCTGACTGGAGCAGCCGGGACTGGTAAGACTACCGCTCAAGCCGCAGTAGTTCAGGCATTAGAAGAGCAAGGCGCTTTCAGTACCCATAACTTCAAATACATTGGGGAAAAAGATTCTATTGCAATCGTAGCCTTTACTAAGGTTGCAGTAAGGAATATTCAGAAAGCGCTTAAGAAGAATCCGGCAACTATGAAGTATGTAGAGCATTGCATGACTATTCATAGTCTACTGGAATACGAGCCGGTAATTGAGACTAGGGAAAATGACGAAGGGATTGATTATGAGGTAAGGATTTTCAGACCTATGCGCAATGCCTGTAATCGGATGGGAATTACTCACCTGATTATTGAAGAGGCCTCGATGGTCGGGGTTGACCTATGGATGAACCTGTATGCTGCCCTGAATCCCGGAGTTCAGATTATCTACCTAGGGGATATTAACCAGCTACAGCCTGTTTTCGGTAACCCAATCCTGGCCTATGCCCTTAGTAAACTCCCTGTTATTGAACTGACAGAAGTCTATCGGCAAGCCTTGGATAATCCAATCATTGCAAATGCTCACCGAGTTCTAAAGGGATTACCTTTCCAAACAAGTCCTTGTGGCCGGGTTAACCTAATAACAGGGCGAGCAAAGGTTAAGGTAGGAATGGATCATCAGGGAATGGCCCTAGGGGGAGTTATGCAAAAACTCTTCGAAGCCGGACAGTATGATCCCGAACAGGATATCATCCTATCAGCCTGGAATAAGAAAGGTTGCGGCGTTTGGGCAATGAATGAGCGCATAGCTACATTCTTAGGACAGGCTAGGAATGCTCTTGTCTATCATATTAGAGCCGCAATGCACGAATGGTATCTAGCCGTTGGGGATTTAGTCCTAGTGGATAAAAGACTAGGGCGAATAATGGCTATCGAGGAAAACCCTAAGTATGTCGGGACTGTAACTAAGGCTCCAGGCGCTTATACCCGTGGCGGAACTCCTCTAGTAGGCGGGAAGACTGAGGAAGTTAATCTAGAGGATGTGGATTATACTAACTTTGATCTAGGGGATATCAAGGCCGCTAATGAGGATGAAGACGATGAATCAATGACTAAGCGGGCAGCTAGTCACTCTGTCTTCGTAGCATGGGAAGATCAAGTAGATAATTTCCCAGATGGAATTCCTAGGGATATGTGGCATGAAATGAAGTCTGCCGGAGAATTCGCAAAGGAGAAATTCCAATTTGCTTATTGCCTGACAGTTCATAAGTCCCAAGGGTCAGAATGGAGAAAGGTATTTCTAATCACCCATTATGACCATTCCTCTATGCTCAGCCGAGAATTAATCTACACCGCTCTAACACGGGCTAAGGAAGAGTTCTCTTGTTTCGGCAAAGAGGATCTAATTGAAAAGGCTTGTGCAAGGGCAGAAATTAAAGGGAATACTCTGGAGGATAAGATAGCCTACTTCACTGCTAAGGTAACGGACTTTGATTCCGTGCCGGTAGAAGTAGACGAGGAGCATAAATATTTGACTCCAGACCTGCTAACCATGGCAGCCAGCTTAGAGACTAATTCAACTAAGCCATCGGTTAGTTATGACTGGACTGCTAATCTATAACCCTGGAGTCCCCAGATGAGAATAGTCTACAGTGTCAGAACCTTGCGCCCCATGGATAACTATCTAAGACATAGAATCCTAGAGGCAAGAAAAGAAGATGGAAACCTGATAACCAGTTTCTATATTCCACAATTTTGGGAAACAATGACTAAGGAGAATCAGCTAAGCTGGCTGGCTACCAAAGTATCCCTAATCAATTACTTCGTTTCAGAGGAACAAACTAATGAGTCTGTCCAATAAAACTATTCAAGTCATTGCCTTCCGTGCCAGTTGCATTATTGGCCATCGCGGGTATCAGGCACTACAATCTAAATTCGAATCCATCAAGGTAGGCTATACTCGGCATGCCCTTTCATTCACGTCGGCTGATCCAACTGAGGATGGAATAGTAAGAGCAGCCAAGGAGATTGCCAGTTTCTATATGCGGGAAAACGGATATGACTGGGAAGGAGTTATTTATCCTAGACTCAAGGCCCGTTTTCGCAAAGAGGAAAAGGAGGATCTAGATAGAATCAGAACTAAGCGCCAGGTTTCCAATCAGCGCTTCAGATAGTTCCTCCTTAGCCGATCTAGCCCTGGATTAGTCTGGGGCTAGTCTAATTTAACTCAACCCAATAGGCACCTGGCAATGGCTAATATCGAGAATGTAAAACTGGCAATTCAAGTAATGGAACGAGCAACTAACCTAGATATGCGAAGCTGGCAAGCTGACAGTAGAAATGCTTATTTGGCACCTCCAATTATGGCACTCTCTATAGACGATCTTCACGCCTGCGGAAACACTGCCTGCTTTGCAGGGTATCTGGCAATCTCTGGAATTCCTGGCTGGAGTATTAGTGCCTTCCAAAAGCCTAAATATAAGGAACATCTTAATGAATCGGCTGTTAAGAATTTCCTAGAGATTTCCAATGACCTGGCTTATGCCTTAGTCTACGGAGAATATACAATTGGAGACTGGGATACCTTCTACCCTGTACCATTCTCAAAAATAACGCCTGACCATGTAATCGAAAAGCTTAACCTCATCCTGACTGGAGAACTGCAATGACTACTAAAGGCTACTGGCAAAACTGGTACGGCCAGATTAAAACTGGGGATAAAGTCCTAATTAAAATCACTCCAGAATGCCCTTATCCAAGTTTCTTTGAGGAAGGATCTATTCTACTCGCTACTGTAACTTGGGTATGTGGGGACATATACATTGAAGCATCAGCAAATAAGCCTAATAGAGCAGGGCCCTTCTGCTTTAAGATATCTAACCCAATAGGTAGAGACTTCTACGATGCTAAGGATAACATCCCTATCCTATGCAAGGCATATTCTGAAACCTCTAAGATTGCAATCGCCTGGAGAAAGGAGAACATGAAATGATTACGTCCTTCATCTTGAAAGTAACCTTCCTAGCTAACTATCCAGTAGTGGAAGGAACAGCCTTATTCTATATAAAGCTGCCAGCCAATCCTACTTATCCTAAACTCTTCATGGCTGAGTTGAAGATATTCCTGGCAAACCATCTGAAAGAATTCCATAACTGCTGCAATGCTACATATCTCGATAGAGTAGGGATAGAAGTCTTAGCTCATGGCGTAGATGCAATCTGGGAAACAGATAAATTAGAATGCTCATTCATGGGAACCTTTGGGGGATTATCGAACGTAGAGATTAAAATCCTATTAATTATTAATGGAGAATATTAATGAGCAGACTTGAGAAATGGCAGATTGGGAAATTATTGATCGAGCTTGACCAGGTGACTTTCCTGAAAAAGGATTACCCTAGCTATGGAGACTTGTTCCAGTTAAAAGAGGAAGTCAGTCGAGCAGCCGGGCTAGCTAAAGACTCTAGAAAAGGCCAGGTGCTAGAGCGACTGGTAATAACAATAGATCAAGTTACCACAAGCCTACTGGTAACTGATACTGTCTTGGCCGTCCTTTCAACCGGGAGAGAATTATAATGAACCTCAATAATCTGTTGGGCCTAATCCAATTCTATCCAATCCATCTCAGCCTGATCCTAGTTCTGGCTCTGGCAACCATCATGGTCAGCCTACTAAGGATGAAAAGGGATGAGCTAGCAGCTATCTATCATAACTTGTCAGAACTCTGGTGGAAGGAAGAAGAATCCAAGGGACGATGGGATAGGATAATCGCTAATATTCACATGCGGGCTTTCTTGACGAAGTGCATAGTAGTATGTCGAGTTGTCCAAATACTCGTGATCTGTCTTATCATAGGCATCTCACTTTAATCTCTCTAGTAGGATTAAGGAAAATCGGGGGTTGCACATTTTGCAATCGAGCCGCATAATGCGATGTGTGACCCCTTTCTAATTAGTCGGATAGACCATGAACTTCTTAATCCCTGGAACAAACTTGCAAGTTCCTAGCCTAGTAATAGTTAATCTATTTTACATATGGGATCTTAAACTCCGATACAAAGAGGATAAGACCCTACATGAAAGTCTGTTAACTAAGATGGCAGATGACACATACATAGCTAGGCAGTTGTCTAATCAGATAGGCTATGCAATGCTACCAGCAGTTTGTGGAAATTGCGGAAAGATTCTGGGAGAAATAGAAGAAGGATTAGTAACCTATTGCTGTCGATCCTGTAGACCAATAGTAGATATGGATAGGGAGCAGCAAGACGGTTGGCGAAGTCTGAGCAGACTTTATAACGGGGCTTGGTCTAAGGCTGGCATACTAGCCAGTTATATTGCTGAGCGAACCCATTTCATGAACACTGGAGAATCCAGTAGATATTTAAAGCCCGAAGGAGAATAAGCAATGTCCACTATTACGCTGGACTATGACTTCCTTATTAATGACCTTATCTCGAATTCCACCTTCGAGATTGTAACCCTGGAAGATCCTACGACCTTTAAGCGTAGGCTTAGCCAGCGCAAGTGCCGGAAAGGAGTAGAGGGTAAGCTAGATTTCTCAGTAACAGAACTGACTACCGAGCAGAAGGCAGACTGGGGAATTAACGATCCATCTGTAAGGGTTAACAAAATTGTAGTAGTCCTGTTCCCTTCCAAGAAGAAGGCGAAGGAAGTAGCAGTTCTGCACAAGCCTAACAGTGGATTCTAATAGGAGGTAATCATGGACTTTAAAGCATTTCGGGAAAAGGCTAGGCAGCAGGCAGCCTCTAAGAGTCCTGTAGAAATTCCCAAAGCTCCAGAATCAGCTGAGGAATTCGTAGCCAATCAGGTAACTGAGGAAGAGGCTAAGCGGAGTCCAGCGGTCAACTCTTTTCTTGCCCGTCTTAAGTCTAAGACTCCAGTCCCAGCGCCCGCGCCAACTCAGGATCAGGATCAGGCTCAGGATCAGGCTTCAACGATGCTGGATGATATAGAAGGAACTGATCCTAAGCCAAAGTCTTCCCTGCCCTGGATGGATAAGGCTAAACAGACTGAGACTGTAGAGCTGCCTTTGAATAATGTCATAACGGCTGCTAACTTGGTTAGTCAGGGAGTGATGGCTGAGGATAAGGAAAAGGAAGTTAAATCAGTATCGACTGATAATGGGGCTACCCTAGAATTCATCAGGCAGAAGATTCACGAACTCCAGATGATGGAAGGACTGGACCTGAAGTCTGCAATGAAGGATCTCAGGGAAGTTCTCCTGACTAATGCTGATGCCTGTAGTCTGATGCTACCTGAAGACTTGCAACTGATGACTCGGGCCTTGAGGAAGATGACTAATAATAAGGTCGCAGCAGATATGGCCGCGGCTCGTCCAAGGAAACAGGCAGCTAAGACTGAAAAGCCTGTAGCTCTAACCCCTGAAGAAATGGCAGCAATTCAAAGTGAATTCTAATAGGAGCTTCGCCATGAATTTCAGCAAGCAGTTTGAAGAAGAAGGTGGATTTGATCTGGTCTACCATTGGTCTGATGACCCCACTGTAATAGTTGAGAAATTCAATTCTCCTGGGGATAGGGCAGATAGGTGGGCTGAACTTAGGGGCCTGGAGAATCCAAGGGAAGGTCATATTCTGAAAGCAGGAGAACCGAAATGACTAATTATAACTTCCAGAATCCTATCAGGCTAGAGATCTGCAAGGATGGAAAATCCTATAACATGCGTAGTCTTTGGGTTCATTACTACGCTAAGCATCATAGGTTTGCTAAAGGGTACCTGTCCAATCTGACTAGGTTAGTCAGGGATTTTGGGGAAGTCTTTGAGCCTTCTGATCTGGAGAAGATTGAAGAGGCATTAGAAATTTTGGATGCTGAACTTCTTAAGGCCATCAAGACTAAGTACGAAGCTCATAAAGCTTTTCTGATCCGGCAAGGAGTAAGGCTGAACTGGGATTCGGAGACTTGAGATGATTGACCTGGACTCAAAACTCGGGGATGTCAAGGCTGCTTATGATGCACCTGAGCCTACTGGGATGACGATGAATGATCCTGGGGCCAGACTCCGGTTATCTCATTCAACTCTGGAACTCCTGCATTCTTGTGAGCGTAAGCTTCAGAAGATTAAGCTACTGCACAATCCCTATGCTAAGGAGGATACTCCAGCTACTGTATTTGGAAAGGCCTATGGAGCAGCCGCCCAACTCTATATGATTCTCAGGACAATGGGGGAAACCAGTGCAGTAGCATTAGAGTCTGCAATTTGGGAAGCCTTCATTAAATACACTCCCTTCCTAGAGGATGAGCAAAGGTTCCTGGAAAGATTGATCTTCTGTCTTGAGGCAGCTGTACCATTCCACGAGCAGAAACTAATGGAGTGGGAGATTGCTACTTTCAATGGGAAGTTTGCAGCTGAGCTTAGCTTCTGCCTGAATATCAATGAGAAATATTATTACGTAGGCTATCTCGATTTAGTCTTGCGTAACAGGAGGACCAAGAGATATGCAGTAACAGATTATAAAACAACTGCAATGAGGGGAGAGGACCTAACTCCTAACTACAAATACTCAGATCAGGTGATAGGTTATTCTATCATTCTGGATGCTATAGCCGGGGAACAGTTAGCTGACTTTGATACTAACTATTGGGTTAATCAGATTAGTGGGAGTAGCAAGACTTCTCTGTATGAACCCAAATTCCATAGCTATACCTTCCCTAAAACCTTGAGGGATAGATTTGAATGGTTCACTAAGATTTACCTAGATGTGAATTATCTTCAGACCCTGGAACCACTGGAGGCCTATCCACGAAGAGCTAGTTGCAAAGCCTTTAACAGGGTATGTCAATTCTTCAATGACTGCCAGTTTACTTCTTCGGATCTTCCGGCAGTCTATGTTGAGGACACTACTGATTATCAGTTTACCTATGAACTGGATGACCTATTCCAGGATCATCAGCGTAGGTTAAACATTCTCATGACAACAGCGGGTGCATGATGACTCAGAATATTTTGATCCATCTGGATATCGAGGCTACTTGCCTTAACCCTTTCGAAGCTATTGCCTGGCAAGTAGGAATGTTGTATGTCAATCATGACAGGCTAGATCAGATACTGGGGGAGGATAGTTGGCTTCAGGGAGTACCTATTAATAAATGGGATACTGATACTTTTAATTGGACTATGCTTAGCAATAGTAGTCCTGAGGTTCAGAATGGCCAGCATCTGTTCCCAGAAGGAGGGGAATGGATTCTAGCTGAGCATGTTAAGGCTTTGCATAGCTGGTTAATGGCTTGTTATCAGAATGTTCTTACTACCCTGGGAGTGGGGAATAAGAATATTTATGTAATGTGCGCTCATCCTGAATACGATATAATTATTCTGAAGCGCATGTTCAATATGGTTGGTCTTAGTCTTCCCTTCTTCTATCGCAACATCCTGGATAACAATAGCTACATACTGGGACTTTGTCGGGGGAATATTGCAGTTGCATCAGCTATTTATGCAACCTATAAAAAGGTAGTAGGAGGTGTAGCGCATTCGGCAGTAGAAGACTGTAAGCGCCAGCATACAATTCTCGAACTAGCTTCCTTGTTTGGGGATGTAGCTACTCCTGCTCAGGCAGTAGAAGAATCTGAACGTTGGCTTCGTCATTATCTGGGAGTTTAATCATGGCCGATTTCTGCAAAGCTTGTTCCCTCGCAATGTGGGGCGAGGACTTCGGAGAATTAGCTGGCATTACTAAACAGGAAGACTGGGATAATGGTAAGGCCTGCAATGTAATCTGCGAAGGGTGTGGAGTAATTCAGGTAGACCCCGAAGGAGAGTGTGTTTCCTCTGACTGTATAAAGGCGGGTAAGACGGGACACGGAACTAAGGCCTGGAATAAGGGGACTGACAATGACTGATATCATCCGAGTAATGCGCCTAATGATCTACACCGGTCCAAGGGATATGGTTGAGAATACTCTTGCCAAGGGAGCAGTTCCTGCCAATGGGTATAAGGACGCAGGTGATATGACTATAACCTCTGTCCTGGTGGATCAGTTCCCGGAGATTATTAAACAGGCAGAGGATAAACCTAAAGCTCCGGCTGATGGATATCTAGTCTATCTCCATATTATGTTCTTTAATGGGGGTGAGGACGAAAGGGTAAGATATGTTAAGGAAATTAGGGAGGATGATACTTATGTCCTTACAGATGATTACATGGAGGCTATAGTCTATCCAAGCTGGTATGTGGCAACCCAAGCGAAGAAATGGATAGATAATAAGTTAGCTTATCAGGAGGGGATAGATACTCGATCAGAAGTCTGTAAGAGAATTAAGGGTAAACTGGTAGGTATTAAAAGTGGAGAGAAAGAATGAGAAGCGAACTGGTTAGACAGATTAGTCCCGAAGAAGAAGTTAACTACTCGGATCTGAAGGTCCTAGAATCAGGCGCCGGCTACTACATTGGGACGCTGTATACTAACTCTGAGCAGGATGAGTTTCCTGGGTTGGTTGAACCTGGCTCAAGGGATAGTGATTATTTCCAGACTCGGGCAGAAGCAGAGTTCTTCCTCAAGAAGTTGGAGGAGGGGGATGCTGAGTATATAGGTAAGCTTAGACAGTCCCTATAGAATCCTTGAAAACCGGGGGTTGCAATTTTGCAATTGGGTGTTTATGATGGGCCTCATTCGCAGCAACCCCGCTTTTAGATGGATTAGATTATGAATCTCTTAGACGTTATCAAGGCTGCAAATAAAGCTGGCTCAGTTCCTAATCGAAATCATAGCTTCTTAATCTACGGTGAGACTAAGACTGGTAAGACTACTCAACTGGCAACTATATTGCGTTGTAAGGCAGTGAAGAGACTCTTCCTGTTCGATGTTGAGAACTCCTACGAAACTATTATCTGGATGTATAATAGTGGTCAGCTTACCGATGAGGAAGTAGCTAAGGTAACTCTAATCAGAATCCCAGATACTCGGGAAGAGCCTATAGCTATTGAGACTCTTCTTAAGTGCCTGTGCTCTAGAGGTCCGAAGAAGATTTGCGAAGCTCACGGAAAAGTAGACTGCCTTGTTTGTCTGAAGGCTGGTAATCCTTTCATTACCTTTGATATGTCTACTCTGACCTCTTCTGATGCCATTGCAATCGACTCCCTTAGTCAGGTAGGAACATCAGCAATGGCCGCTGCCTGCTTAGGCAAGCCAGCAGAATACAAGCCTACTTTCGACGAGTACGGGATGATGGGCAAATGGTTGTCAGACTTGTGCTCAACTATCCAGGCAGCTAAGTATTGTCAATTCTTCTGCACTACTCACGTCGTCGTAGTAGAAGAAGAAGGTAAGCCTGATAAGATTTATCCGATGTGCGGGACTAAGGCTTTTAGTATGAACCTTGGTAAGTATTTCGGAACTCTTATCAAGCTGGAATTGAAGCTCAAGTCTCACCGGGCGTCGTCTACTCCTATTGCAGTTCCAAATGGACCGGCAGGTAGCAGACTTGGGATAGCCCTGGAGAAACAGAATGGGCAGGTTGATCTTGGCAAAGCCTTGATCGAATCGAAATTCTTTTCCCCTAATGCGGGGGAAGATGAAGAGTCTACGGAAGAAGTAGCTGAACAGCCTACTGAACCTGTAGCAGAAAAGCCGTCATTCTTGGCGGGACTTAAAAAGAAGTAACTCAACTCAGTAAAGAGAGATTAAACTATGAGCACCATCATGAATCTGGATGACCTCCTCGAAGAAACCATGGGCAGCGTAGAAGCAGCTCCCGAATTCTGCGACCCGGAAACTGGTGTCTATGACTTCGAACTTCTGAAGATTAAGGCTGATGTACGCGAAATCAAGGATGCTAATAAGAAGGCTGAAGCTGAGAAAGAGGGCCGTCCTCTTAAGTGGCCGATCTTCATTATGACCTATGCTCTGAACCCGGTAGAAGTCGCAGAAGGCAATCTTCCGATTAAGCCTGGCAGTCTGTTCAGCGAGGATTTCTCCTTTACTGAGCAAGGCAAGCCTTATTTTAAGGCGCGTATCCAGGCTATTCTGGCTGCCAATGGCGCAACTCAGGAAGAAATCGATAACATGTCCTATAAAGAAATGTTGCTGGCAACTGAGGGCACCGGTCTGAAAGGCCGCATGAACATCACTCGTACTACCTATAAGCGTGATGATAAAGAATACACTAATCACCGCGTATCCAATGTTGTAGCCATCCCGCAATAATCCCCCTCTTAGGCCAGTCTTCTTATGAGGACTGGTCTCCATCATGAATCTGGATGACCTCCTCGAAGAAACCATGGGCAGCGTAGAAGCAGCTCCCGAATTCTGCGACCCGGAAACTGGTGTCTATGACTTCGAACTTCTGAAGATTAAGGCTGATGTACGCGAAATCAAGGATGCTAATAAGAAGGCTGAAGCTGAGAAAGAGGGCCGTCCTCTTAAGTGGCCGATCTTCATTATGACCTATGCTCTGAACCCGGTAGAAGTCGCAGAAGGCAATCTTCCGATTAAGCCTGGCAGTCTGTTCAGCGAGGATTTCTCCTTTACTGAGCAAGGCAAGCCTTATTTTAAGGCGCGTATCCAGGCTATTCTGGCTGCCAATGGCGCAACTCAGGAAGAAATCGATAACATGTCCTATAAGGAAATGTTGCTGGCAACTGAGGGCACCGGTCTGAAAGGCCGCATGAACATCACTCGTACTACCTATAAGCGTGATGATAAGGAATACACTAATCACCGCGTATCCAATGTTGTAGCCATCCCGCAATAATCCCCCTCTTAGGCCAGTCTTCTTAGGAGGACTGGTCTTTTTTATACCCTAATTGAAAAGCAGGAGAATTCCATGAGCACTATCATCAGTGTAACCCTGACCCTGGCCAGCGGTCATTCCTCTATTCGTCCGATGCAAGCAGAGCTGTTGCTGGATTCTGCATTTGACTTCTTTGAACTGCGCACGCTTCTGACTGAGAACATTCCGGACGAAGCTTTCGTGGATCTGGTAGACCTGGCAGAGGATAATTTCAACGTCGAATCTTCTGGAGCATCCCTCAGCGAAATTATCTCCAGTCACAACTTCGATGCCGTCTCTGAGATTCATCTGGATGCCAAGGATGAAGAGGATAATAATCTCGGCAAGATCGTAATCACTCAGAAAGAGCTATTTGAAATCTAAGTAGCCTAGAGCTATAAGCACTTAGTCCTCTCCCTTAAACCTTCGGGTGGCTGGGCAGCTTGGGAGAGGACTAACTAGTTATAGATCACTACCTCTGGAAAGGGAGTATAGCCGATGAAGGTTCTTCTAAATATATCTGCGGAAGAATCTCGGTACAATAAAGCTATCGAGTATCTATTTGGCAAGGCTGGGATTAATGTTGTCTATACAACTAAAGTCCTAAGCATCACTGAAGCTATGGGGTTTGCTAGTAAAGTAAATGCTCAGGCTTTTCTTATCTGCAATGAGCAGACTCTGTTCAACTTTGTTGACGATCCTAAGCCTACTCTTAATCGTTGGAGAGGCTCCCGCATTGATACAAAAATTCCGTCCATAGTAATAGACAAGATATCTAATGTTTACCAAACCAATGAAGGGGAATGGTTACTTCAAAAGGATCTGAAGAAGATAAGATATTGTCGAGTCCCTGGAGTTAAATTCGATTATACAGTCTTAACTGACACTAGACTGTTTAGTGCTGCTCTAGATATTCTTGGTCAGAGTCTGATAATTGGCGGGGACATTGAGACTCAGCAATGGCAGGTTAAAAGGGGGACTAAGAAAGTTCCTTGCTATGATCCTGCAACTCTTCAGATTAATGGGCTAGGGGAAACCTGGATAACGGTAGTATCCTTCAGTGGATTAATGCCGGATGGAAAGATTAAGACTTTTGTACTTCCTCTAGTCAATGGAATGAATGACTTCTGGAAAACAGATGAGGAGTATGCGGCTGCATTATTATTCCTTCAGATGGTAATGCGCAGCGACATTCCTAAGTGTTTCCATAATGGACTATATGATAGCTTCCATCTTATGCGCTATCATGCTGCCCCGAACAACTGGATATTTGATACCATGGGGCTTAGTCATAGCTGGTATTCTGAGTTATCCAAGGACGTAGGATTCCTCTGCTCATGGCTACTTTACGACCATAAAGAATGGAAGTACATGGCCGACAGAGAGCATAAGGCAATTGGTGGGATTGAGTCCTACTGGAAGTATGCTGCTTATGATACTCACATGATGATGAGGGCCTTGATAGAATTGCTGAAGAATGGGGATACCTGGATGCTAAGGAACTATAAGAAACAGTTCCCTCTAGTCTATCCATCCCTATACGGAGCCTTCGAAGGATTCAGAGTTAATAATGAAACTAGACTTAAGCTAGTAGAAAAGGCCGAGGAAAGACTGGAGTCAGCCCTTAAAGATTTGAGGATAATGACGGATGATCCTGAGTTCAATCCTGGATCTCCAGATCAAGTATCTGAATTCCTCTATGAAGTCTTAGGAGCTAAGAGGCCACCCAGAGCTAAGTCTAAATCTAAGACTGATAAGAAATCGAGAGCATTCGTAGCATCGCAACATCCAATCTTTGCCCTGTTCTCAGACAGAGTCAATAATTACAGCCTGGAGAAGAAGGCGTTATCTACCTACTTTAGCTTCAGACAGTGGAATAGTAGACTGCTTTATAGTCTTGATCCTTTCGGAACTGATACTGGCCGGTTTGCAAGTAGGGCATCGGCTGCCTGGATTGGGACTCAGATTCAGAATCAGCCAGTGTATGCTAAGGAAATGTATGAGCCAGATGATGGCTACATAGCTTTTGAGATGGACTTTTCTAAGGCTGAGGCTATCTGTACTGCATACCTGAGCAGATGCTCTGCACTAATTAAAGCTTTGTGCTTCCCTGATCTGGACAACGAAGGGAATAAAAAGGACTTCTACAAAGTATTGGGAGAGTTGTTCTTCCATATGGAGTATGAGACAGTTACAAAGGAATTCCGTAATAAGGTATTGAAGAAAATTGTTCACGGTACCAACTATATGATGGGGCCTGAAACCTTTATCGATAACTTAGATGATATTCAAACACTATTTCTGGCTGCTAAGATTCTGGGAGTTGTTCTTACCCTTAATCCAAAAGCTCCTAAGGAGAAGACACCTAAAGATTTTGCTAAGCAACTTTTAGACGCATACCATATTCCATTCCCTGAAGTGCAACAGTGGTGGGAATCCATCTTTATGGAAGTCCTTACTACTAATAAGCTGATTAATCCTATCACGGGTCATGTTCGCTATTTCTTCGGTGATCCTAGAAGGAATAAGAAGATTCAGAGGCAGGCGGTAGCTCACCAGTCTCAGAACTTCTCAGTGGATAACCTGAATACCGGTTATCTAAAAGCATATCAGTACATGCTCAGTTTGGAGGATCCTAGAATCTTAAGACTGAAGACTCAGATCCATGATTCTCTGGTTGGACAGGTTCTAGTAGGTTACGCTCGTCAGGTAATTCCAGTTCTTAAAGAACTATTGACTCCTCGCGTAATCGTGCATGGGCAGGAAATGGTAATCAACGTGGAAGTGGAATGCTTCCATACAAACTGGAAGGATAAAGAAGAATGGGAGACTTTTTCCAGGACTATTTTGCCTATGTTGGAGAGTCAGAAGTCCCCGATACCTTCAATCGCTGGACGGCTATAAGTCTTATTGGGTCAATATTAGGGCGCCAGTATTGGTTTCCTTTTAGGCCAAAGAACATCTATCCGAACCTCTACATTATGTTCATGGGTGTTCCTGCTACTCGTAAGACTACGGCGATTAATATTGGAACTGAGGTTCTCAGGATGGCAGAGTATAAGCAACTGGCCCCTGACCGAATGAGTAGAGAATCCTTTCTTGATGAACTTAACTATATTAATCAACCGGAGAATCTAATTGGTGATGATCTAGAAGCCTTATTCGATATGAATATTGACTACCCTTTTGAGATGACTATTCATGCAGAAGAGTTCGTCAACTTCATTGGGCAGGGTGATACAGATTATCTAATGACTCTGACAACTTTGTACGACAATCTACCAGTATATGATAACCCTAAAGTAACCCGTAAAAGAGTTAAAGTTCCAAAGCCAACTATTAATTTATTAGGAGCCTGCACACCGGATACTCTTAATAAGGCACTTCCTCCTCACCTTATTGGTACAGGAACCATGAGTAGGATATTATTTATCCACGCTCATTCAACTGATAAGAAGTTATTGATCCCATACATTCCTACGCCTGAACAGGTTAAGGATATCGGGGCTAAGCTTAAAGCAATTAGGGAGACAGTTAAAGGTCAGGCAAGAATTACATCCGATGCTTTCAAAGTGATGAACTACATATATCAGAACCAGCGGCCATTGGAAGACCCGCGGTTTGCTCATTATAGCGGACGCAGAATTACTCACCTCTGGAAGCTGGCTATGATACACGCAGCCGCAAGACTTCAAACAGAGATATCCGTAGAAGACGTATTGGCCGCTAATACAGTTCTGGTTGTAGCTGAGCATGAGATGCCTACAGCATTGGGGCATCTAGGAAGAAGTAAAGTATCCATTAGCCAACATGCAATGGTTGAATACTTGGATCAGCAAGGATTGCCAGTAACAGTGCGGAATCTTTATAGAGTATTCATTTCTGACTTTAATAGGGAGGCCGAATTCCATAGTTGCTTAATGGATCTATATAATTCTGGTAAGATCAAATATGTAGAACTTCCCAATGGAATTAAAGGAATGACTGTAGTTCAGCGCTCATTACCAGCCTGGGCAAAAGACATTCTAGTTCCAGAAGTTCTAACCAAGCAAGAACGAGATAGAATAGGAATATAGTTATGAACTACCAAGAGTATATTCAGCTAGTTAAAAGGACTGAATCCATTCCTTCAATCATTGGATTTGGGGAGGATGAGGTTCGATTCATCCATGCTGCTATGGGATTGAATACTGAGGCGATCGAGTATCAATTCGGAAGTAGCATTGATAATAGCTTAGAGGAACTAGGAGATATAGCCTGGTACTCAGCCATCCTACTGGATGTTCTGGCTTCGAAAAATATCATTGCACTAGAGATTGATAGTCGTTCAGTGCTCCCTCTAGCAGGAGATATCCTAGATTTGGCTAAGCGCCGTATCTTCTATGGTAAGGCCATTGATTGGGAGAAGGCTAATAACCTGATAAAAGGAATACTGGCCTGGGTAGAAGTTACTGCTCGGGGTTTTGATTGGCCATTGAGTAAAGTATTCGAGGCTAATATTAAGAAGCTTGAGAAACGTTATCCTTCTCTATGCTTTGATCCGGTTGATGCAGTTAATCGGAACGTAAAAAATGAACTGAGCCACCTGGAAACTTACAGTAAAATAGCTAATTCTCCGGCTCCTAAGCAAAAGTCCTATGAAGGAGATCCGCTGAGTTACCCTAGATTTGTGAAGATACTAGGTGAGGCTAAGCCTAATATGGAAAGCCTGAAATGGGGCGGATCAGTATTCAATGCCCTGTCTCAACATGCCAGGAAAAATAAAGCTGATGCTTTAGCCGAAGCTTATAAGATGGGGTATATTAAACTCCTGGCTACCAGAACTCAGGAACTCAATCAGGCTACCCTAGGAATCTGGCAGGCTCTTAGAGTCTGGGCAATGGAAGCAGGAATTAAGACTATTACCGAAGAATTGGTCAATGATCTTTTTGAACGGGAGGATCTACTATGTATGTGCCGGTGGCAGTAAGCGAACAGTCTAGGACAGATTGCAGGAAGCAGAAATTCACAGGATTAAGAAAGGATAGGATGCTCAATAATCTAGAGTTCTGGATAGGCGGGAGACTTGTTAAAGAATTAGTTCAGGCTGAACTGGACATAGGCGGGGATGCAGCGATCGTCAGAGCCTATGAGGAAGTATTCGGGATGATGCCCGGCAGTCTGAAATTGGTCAGTCTTCCCAATAAGCAGTCTATCAACTAAGGCAAGCTAGGATTGGGTTAAAGGAGGTGATGCCTAATGACCCCGGATATTCCTATGCAGCCGCCTGCAATTATCCAGTATCAAACATTGTACTAGCGTGGTCCAGCATACGTTACCACTGGAAGGAGTCAGCCATGATTGATATGGATCAGAAGTTACCAGCCTTTACTAAGCTAGTGATTGAAGCTCAGTTAAGGAAAGGCCAGACAAGAGGAAATAATATTCCAAGATCTTGGACTGAAGTACCCTACCTGGAATTGGTGGGTGAAGCTCTTGGGCGAATCGATGATAATAATCTGGAATCTGCTCTATGCTTCCTGGCTATGGCCGCAGCTAATAAGTACAACTCTGAATTCCGAACTGAGGCCAGGGTAGAGAGTTTGGCCACTACAGGATTCGCACTGGGTCTTGAGACATTTGAAGAGGTTCTTATCTTCAAAGCCACGCATTACACTTCCTGTTATGGTATCAAGACTATGAACGAGGAGATAGCAGAGGATGAGGCAGCTGTAGCTCTAGTCAAAGACAGGAAGATCAGAGAGGTAATGGGCGAGGACTGGTGGAATAGGCAGATTAAAGAAGAGCAGGAATTCTTTGCTATTCTTGATCAAACTAATAATGCAGCAGTAGACCAAAGTGGAGATTAAGATGGATAATCAGCATAAGAAAATCAAGGGTTACCGGGACCTGTCTCAGGAAGAGATTGATATGATGAACCGGGTTAAGGAATTAGGAAGCCAGTTTGAGAAACTGATCCAGGATGTATCTGACCATCTCAGAGGCCAGTATAACGCTAGCCTCCATAATAGGGATGAGATTACTAGGATAGCTAATGCTGAGCCTGGCCGATGGCTGGCAATTGGAAAAACTGATATTCAAACTGGAATGATGGCAATAATCCGAGCTATTGCCCAACCTGATTCCTTCTGATAAGAAGAAGCCCCTCTAGTCAAGATAACTAGAGGGGCTTTATTATGCCTGAAAATTAATCCAGGTCGTCCAGCAAGTATACCAGGGGAGAATCTTTAAAGGTCTGGCGAAGCTGAGCTACCTTACCTTCTTCATTCTCCATAAAGGCTTGGTTGATGCTACTACGGAGTCCTTGAGGAGTTCCAGTCCTCAGATATTCTAGAGCCAGATCATCCATGAGTTCAGGAGTCAGGTTATTATTCCTGATAGCAGTCTTCATAGTTTCCAGGACTGCCTGCCTTTGCTCTCTATCCAAGGATCCATAATAAGTATTGAGGTGGATAGCCTCTCTTACCTTAGCCTCCTTCAGTGGTCGAGTAGATAGAACCCTAGCCAATACTCCTTGCCAAGTCCAGACATCCTCCGGAGCTGCAATCTGATTCCCTGCTCCTGTCACACTATACCCACTAGCCAACTCAGACAACCTCGCGATTGGCCGGCTAACAGACTGAGTACTGAGTGCCTCGAAGAATGCCTGTCCTACGTTACCATCCTGCTTGAGAACAGCCTTGCCTACATCCACAAAGCTGGTCATAAGCTGCCCAATCATGGATGGAGCAACCATAGTATCAAAGCTAGATGGAATCCTAGGGTTAACATCACCACGAGTATGTAATGCTGGGCCAAGGTTAGAAGGAAGACCATAGATAAGAATACTAGCCAGGTCATCATCCAAAGCTCTGAAGGTTCCAGTAGTCAGGTCATAGTTATCATCTGAGAAATGATCTCCAATCGCATGACTAATGGGCTGGAATCCAGGAAGGCTCCCTGCTCCGAAGATTCCTCCTTGAGCAAGCATTACTTTGCCTAATCCTTTATAGTCCTTTAATTCCAGATGCCTGTAGAGGTTTTGAGCATAGGTCAGCATATAGGTTTGGAATAATCCCATAGCTGCCCCAGCACTTCCTTGGAAAAGCATAGGCCGCTGACTGGTGGTATAGTTACCTACCGACTGCTTAAGGAAATCCCTGGCAAAGATTAGAACCTGCTTATCTGATGCCTTGTTCCCATACAGTCTACGGGCAGTTTCAATCCCGGTAGCAAAAGCAGTCTTGCGTACCAGAGTTTCGGATAGTTCAGAAGGCTTACCCATTATCTGGACGAACTTGGAATCTAAAGCTTTTTCGATGCTAGCTGCTGTACCGCCAGCTGAGAATCTACTAAGCTTCATAACTGCATCCACTTCGGAGATAATAGGACTGAACAATCCTTCTGCCTCAGCCATCTTAAAGATTCGCTGGTCTATCGGATTACTACTGTTCATCCTCCTTACCCCTCCAAGCATAATGGAGAGGCTACTGCTATTAAGGGCATCAACTCCAGTCTGAATTCCTCCTGCCTTAATTGCCCTACTGATAGTAGAGGTCATCAAGATAGGCAGACTGAGCATGTTGGTAATCGGTTGCGCAAGCTCCATGAATTTCAGGGCTAGAGTAGTAGAAATCTCGTTACCAATTTGGATGATCCTATTCGGATTAGAGATTCCCTGCTGCCTAGCTCGTTCATACATTAGAGGTCTAGCAGCCTCTGTAAAGGCAGCAAACGGATCTTCAATCCCCGCAGCCTTACGAGCAGCTTCAAACTTATCGTAGTTAGTAGACGTGAACTTAGTAGGCTTAGCAATCTCCCAAGCATTCTGGAAGGTTCGCATTACGCCCTGGATAACAGAGTCTGTTACGTTGTTCACATTCCGCATTACTTCACTACGATAAACGGGATTCTGACCAAGGAGGAGATCCTTAATATCCCTAGCCGTATCCTTAGTAGCGAAGCTCTCTGCAATTTTCCTCCATCCAGTTTTGTTGTTATTACCAATAGACCGGCGATTGAATTCAGACACGTAGTCTAACTTCTTCATGAGGTCAAAAGAAGATAGCTCAGTAATGCCTGAGGCTTGGGCAAGGAATCTGTCCCGGTAACCCATAATAATCTCATCCAGCCTTTGAGCCGATAGATCAGGAGTAGCAGGACCCATTCCTCGTTTCTGCCTAGTTATATCAGCAGCATAGACTCGTTCCAGGTCATCTCCAATCATAGCCTCATTTTCAAGTTGAGCCTCTGATCTTCTGATAATTCGCTCATTAGGACCAGGAGTATACAGACTAATAGCCTCTTCCAGTTCCTTGGAGTTGTTACCGATAATTAGCTTTCGTTGCCGAGTATCGAGATTATCAATATAGGCATACTCCTTATTCTTCAGACTAGCTGGAGGAATCCACAATCCGACACTGGCTGGCTTATCCCTACCAGAAAGCCTGTTAATAACAGACTGAGTATTATAGATTTCATCACCCGCTTTCTGAGAAGCTTCAAGCAGATTATGAACTATGTCACTCACTACAGGCTTATCCATGAGAGGGGTGACATTAATCATCTGTCCAGTCTTAGGATCTAGGGTCCCAGTAACCAGCATTCGACTTTCAACATCATACCTCACATAGCCTGGAGTCCCTTGACGAAGATTATCCAGGTTAGCAAATTCAGCCCGTGCTGCTAAGTCAGTGTGCAGTTTCCTAAACTCAGTTGCTACCGGAGTGAGGTACTTAGTTGCAGCCTCGTTAGCATAATGAGTCACGCGCTCCCCAATGCTAGTTACCAGTCTACCTACATCTCCCATCTGACTGGTTACAAAATCAGCCGATTGGTAGAACGGATTACCTCCTTTACCATTAACGAACTGGTTAAGCCCTTCCCTCAGAGCCTTATACTCAGCCGAATCAATGATATTATCTAGGAGACTATTAGCCAGTTCAGATTTCTCAGCCCGAATGGAATTCTCTACCCATAGCTTATTGATGTCAGCAAAGGTAGAATCAACCACATTCAGCCTAGCCTGCATCAGGTTGGCATGGGCAGTATCCCCATTATTCAGGGCCATCTTAACTTCAGTGGACAGGGCAGCTTTAGAGACCAAAGCTTGTCGCTGAAGATCCAATAGTTCACCTGTCCGGCCCATATGCTGATCTTCTCTAGCCTTAAGACTCATGATCCTACGAGTCGGAGCCAAAGCCTGAGGAATCTCCTCAGCATCCTTCCACCTATCCAGCTTGGAAATAGCCTCAGAATATCCTTTACTCTGAGCCAGTTCAGTGAAGGCATACTTATTACTGCCTAGGACTGGAACCATATCCAAAGGAACGTTGTACTGGAGAGCAATAACTTCTTGGGCTAATGCTCCCTCATTAACAACGTTGTGGATTGCTTCAGACTTATCAGCCAGATACTGCTTATACATCTGGGCCATAGTCAAGGTCTCAAACTTAGGGGCACCCCTATTAGTCCGAGGCTTAGAAGAAGCCCCAGTTGAAGTAGGCAGAGCATCCAGTCTATCCCTGGTCGAAGCTCCTACCAACCATTCACGCTCATATCCGTACAAGTAGCCTACAACATCATCTACATGCACTCGGAAGATAGAAGGATCAGCCATCCCTTCCTGGAAGGATCTAGCTACTTGCTCGTGGAAAGTATAACTAGATACCGGAGTATCTCCAACAGGGTCAGACTTAAGGCCACGATATAGATATACGTTACCAGCCTGATCCGCATGACGGCGAAGTGCTTCCTGTTGAGCTTTTACAAGCGGGCTATTCAGCATATTAGCCAATTCATCATGGAAAGGAGTAGTAGAATCCTGGCCATTACGAAGAGTACGTGCTGATGCCATTGCATTGCGGAAGGCTTCTTTATCCTGGAACTTACCACCAATCCATTTAAGGAGAATAGCTACAGTAGAGGGATTCAATCCAGCATTAGGAGATACAAAGGATTGCATTGCTTCCCTGTTAATTCCAGCCCATTCCCTAATAAATTTCTCTTGGGCTCGGGCAGGTACATCTTCTAGGCTCTTAGCTCCAGCCTTATGAAGGATATAACGATCCATATCTGCTGAAAGTTTCCTGGCCACACTGAATTCAGTAGACTCATTCAACAGAGGCTGGATAGTCCTAGTATCAATTTCTTTACTAATGTCTTGGATGTGAGTAGGCTTAACATAGTTCAGACCATCCATTGTGACAGGAAGACTAGTTCCTATCTCCTGGACTTCTACCAGTTGAACCCTATCACCAGAGAACAGCTTAACCTTAGCCTGTTCGATCCTAGTGAACTCTTCTAGGAACTTATTGGCGTCAGGATTCCCTTCTGCCATAGCAGTCTGGAACTTGGAATAAGCTTCATTCCGCCGCTTCTCAGTTGCCCGGAGCCAGCCTTGAATAGCCGGGAAATCTCCTTTAACCAGCTCAGTTTCCAAGAGCCGCTTAGTATCCAGACTATCGAAATACTTCAGGTTTGCCAGCCAGTTAACTTCTACATCCGCAGTACGCTCACCAAGCTGAAGCTCAGCAAAATTATTCTGAAGACGCTTCCAGGTCAGCCTTCCTGCTTTCCTAGTAATATCTGCTGGAGAATATCCAAGGTCAGCAGCCGAGGCAACCTGTTGAGCCTGAGCCCTGGTCATAAAAGAATCCAGATCTGGAGAATAGAAACTCTCGCTTCTGAACTCTTTAACTGGATTCCCATCCACAATAGAGGTCTTAACAAAGCTAGGAGCAGGCTGAGTAGTGATTGGATTAGTTGGCTTAAGCCCTATGTCCTGAGGCTTGAAGAATCCAAAGCTATCAACTCCATTGAACCGCAGATCAGTAAGCCTATCTAGAATAGCAGACTTCTCTTCTCCAGCTGGCAGATTCTTGATATCAGCCGCAGCCTTCTTCTCAGCAAGCTCACCCATTCTTCCACGAATAGACAAAGCCATATTCCCAGCCATCTCCTTAGCTAACGGAGTATAATTGGGAAGCTGAGTCATCTGTTCCAGATTCTGAGCAGAATACTTGAGGTTAGCCAGGGTAGTAGAAGTGTCACTAAAGGCGCTATCGAACAGATTAGCAGTCTCCCTAACTTGCTCCAGAGCCTTAGACTCTACTAACCCTTGAATTCCTTTGAGTTCAATCCTACTACCAATGGCTGCTAATCCACCTCCAATGCCTCCTCCCAGAGCTAGGCCAATCCCAAAGTTCTTAATGGGATTCTCCATATAATCTTCCATGTATGGGTGAGCATTAAAGGCTCCCATCAGGCTAAGCTCAACAGCCACTGAGTCCATCAGGTTATTAGCTTGCCCACGCAGATACATTCCATTGCGAAGCTTCTTATACTCAGCTGTCCCAGTCTGAGCAGTGGCAATCAAGTTCTCATACTTAGCCAAATCTTCCATGTGGCGAGCAGAGGAAAGGAAGTTAGTAGCCTTAAGACCAGCCCGAATTCCCTTGGCTAATTTTAAGGCCGCACCCCCAGGAATAAACATTCCACCAATAAAGCTCAGAGCTTGAACAGTATCAGTGTTCTCATTATAAGCCTGCAATGCTCCTTTTGCGCCCATGCTTTGCAGGAGGGATTGGGTGGATACTTCCCAGCCAGTAGACTCCGGCACAAGAGAATTCCACATACTGGTTCCAATATCAACAACCGTAGCGACCGCAATCCCTGCGGCCTTATCTACGGCGTTCTGAGTCTGCCAGTCATACTGAGATGCTAGCGAGAGGTTATTCAGATCGCCCAATTGAATCATTTTAGTTCACCTTATCCTTATTGAATCTGGCTACGATAACCCTGGGAAGTTAACATTGCATCCTGGGCAGGACCACCGTAGTAGCCGGCTGATCCACCTCTAATTCCAAGATTACGGAAGCGCTGGCTGACTATAATTCCGTCTACAAATCCCCTAGTCATCTGAGGATCGCTGAAGACAGGAACAGGACCAAATACCTTTTGATCAGACACCGTAGCTGCCTGGCTATTAATATACGCAATCATGGCATCCCTCTTAGCTCCACTAGGATCGTTATCCCAATCCATTCTACTGATTAGATCATCAATAGTAATGGGAGCGGTAGAGTTTTCCTGCTGGCGCTGCCTCTGGACAATCTCTAAGGTAGCCTTAACCTCAGGAGCAATAGTCTGATCTTGAGGAACAGCCCAGTTAATAACTGACTGCCCAAAAGCTGCTTGCCTAGCATTAGCCTGATTACTAACGATAAACTGCATCTTATTTTGAGCAATCTCCATCTTCCTGGCTTCTACCTGAGCTTTGGATCCAGCCTGGTCAACCTGGCTCAGCTTATACAGACTTTGTTGATCCTTAGGAATCTGCGGTAGATACTTAGAATCAAACTGCCTGAACTCATTAATAAGCTGATTAGGCAAATCAGGAGTATCAAACTGAGCCTTAGCAGCATTCAAAGCCCATTGAGCCTGAGGCCCCTGAGACATAGCTGCCGCAGTCAGATTCTGAACAGGACCAGAAGAAGCAATGGTGAGCTTAGCCATAGTCACTGCATCATTTTTAGCAATCTGTGACTTAATCAGGAATCGCTCATTCTCCTTGGCCTTATTGGGATCTACTCCCTGGACCATAAGAATCTTATCAACATCTTCCTCTGGTACAAGGCCTGCTCCAGTAGTAGGAGTAGTCTCAGATACTCGCTGTTTAATGAGGTTATCCAGGATAGCCATCTTAGACTTCAGGGCAATGATATCAGGGTCTCGACTCATTACTTCGCTGACCTGCTGATCTCGCTGGCTCTTAACAGTCGAAAAAGCTGAGATGTTCTGTAGACTCTCTTGACTCGGCCCCAGATATTGACCCCCATAATACTGGTTATAATAATTCTGATCTAGCTGTCGATCAGTAGCTAACTGTTGCTGCAACTGGTCATAGCCTAGAGCCTTTCCAATCCTCTGCTCAAGGGCAGCAGTTTTCCCAGTGACATAAGTATTAGCATCTGCCTGAAGGGCAGCATAGGCGTTCATAATGTCAGTAGGATCAGCCATTCCTTGAATTGCTCTGAAGCGGTCATCAAAGTTCTTCAAAGCATCAGACTGTTGGACAGACTTATCTGCTACCTGTTGAGTTGGATTCTGATAAGCTGTCCCAGAGTTAGGATAGTTGAAACCCATATCCACACTCTTGGCAGTAAAAGATAGCTCCCCATGTTTACCGACTGTTACTTTTGTTCCAGGATACAGAGCCTGCGCAGCCCCGGCCCGTTGTTCCATGTCTGCCGTAGAATCAGACAGAAGCCCCTTTAGTGCATCCTCACCAAAAGTAGTCTGAGCCAGAGGAGCCATCGATTCAGTAAAAGTATCAATCCTCTTCTGCTGATTAGCCTTTTCCTGAACTACCGCTTGAACTTGAGGCTGATCGAGGGTAGGAAACTTCTTGAGGTCCATAGAAGGAACCAGAGAACTATAAAAGCTCTCCAGTTCCTGAGGGGCCTCGGTATCTACCCAATTACCTTGGGAATCGATAAACCGTGCCATTATAAATCTCCTATTAACGAGTACCTTGAGAGTAACTAGACGGAGTAGTTAATCCGCCTCGGTTACCCATATTATTAATAGTGGAATTAGGACTAGTCGTTGTAGTTGACGACGAAGGACCAGTTGTCTGCGTAGTCGTATTACCAGACTGGAAGTTATTCTGCCAATTACTGGTATTAGACGTAGAGCTAGTATTACTGATCCCAGACTGATTAATGACTTCGTTCCACCGCTCAGTATTGCTAGTCTTAGTAGTGGATGAAGTCTGCGCCCCTTTGGCAATATTGAGAGCCTCCAGAAGATTCTTCATAACGGGATCTTCAATCTGCAGGAGACTGACATTATTGCCAGAAGCCTGGTTAGCTATCTGCCCATAAGAGATAGCTGCTTCTAGTCCTAGTTGAGCAGCCTGTCTAGAGGCCCGCTCAGCAGCATCCTGACTCAGTAGGGCAGCCATTGCTGATCCAGAGGTACCAGCAGCATCTATCCCCGCAGAAATAGTAGGGATAAGCTGTTCTAAGGCCTGGGTCATCTGAGCATTAACAGCTGCTGCAGAATCCTCTTGGGCGGCTTCTTTTGAATACTGCTGCTGACGCAGACTGTTAGCCTTTAGTTCCTCTTGAATCTGCTCACGCCGTTGACGCTGTTCGGCGGTTCCACCACTAGCTAGCTGCTGGATAAGCTGTTGCAGCGCAGCAAAACTAGCAGGGTCCATATTATTGGTTACTGTAGTCTGCGTCCCCGTCTGAGTCCTGGATCCACTAGTAGTCTGACTAGAGGCAGAGCTAGTTCGTCCAGACTGAGTAGTAGACGACCCTCCTACAGAAGACGACGAAGAGGGTCCCACAGTCGTAGTAGTTGTCCCGCCACTATTATTAGTGGTCTGAGTAACTCCTTGACCTCCCGGAGGAGTATTGCGACTAATAGCCATTATTATCTCCTTACGTTGGAGTAAACGGATCAGATACGAAGCGAAGTCTTCCGACCGGCTTCCCGTATAGAACTATGCTGGAAATATCGAACTGCCCGCGAAGTTCTACTATAAACCATCTTGCTGTTCTGAGGAAGGGAATTTCCGCCGTAGCAGAAGGATATCCCTGTAGCTTAAATCCAAACATATTAGTATGGACATATGCTCCCATATCCCTATCCTCAGGATTCCAATAGCTATAATCTTTCCATAGCTGGTCACCTATTGGGAACGGACCATCATCCGGAGATTGGTAAGGATTAAACTTGATGTTATCAGTTGCTCCATAAATGTTAACATGGCAAGTATCATTCTGATTGAATACTGTAGATCCTACGTCGATACTAATTCCATGTAGCTCAGTGAATCCTGCCCTACGATATCCAATTTTGCCTAGTCTAACTAGCGACAGAGCGTTGAAACTAGCCAGTAGAATGGGCAGATTATTGAACCGGGCCAAATCTCTATACCCGGTCTGTTCTCCATCCCATTCTAAGGGGATTCCGCAAACTGCCCCAGCCCCAATCTCCGACAGCACTCTATACTGATAATCCCCTGCTTGAGTATTACCTTGTTCAATTTTCTGAGCACGGTTAGAAGGCAGAGCTTCCCAGATCAAAACATGAGGATCAGAGTATACTCCATACTTACCAAGCCTAAGATCGAGCACATAAGCCTTATCATAGACAGGGTAGTACGGAACCTGGAAACCTTTACCTATATTAGCCCAAGTTGGGAAAGTATCTGGGAATCCAAAATCAGAACTCCCTGGCTCACGTATCCAACCTTTCCCATTTCCAGGGAACTGATTAGGATATCCAAATCCTCCACCAGAATTCTCATAGGGAGGATAAAGAAGATCTTTCTCAGCCGGAAAGTCTGGAATAGTATTAGGCGGCATGGTAATAACCGTTACCTGCGGAGTCGGAGAACAAGGCTTAAAGATACTCCGAGAATGAGTTTTCCTGAAGCTAAATCCTCCGGCAGGGAAGTATCCAAATCCAGAGCATTTGCACTGGAATACAGTTACTTCTACTTCCGATCCTTCAACCTTCTTAACAAGGTTCTCCCTTTTACCGATGGCCGCAGTATCAGGCGGAACACCTGGGGCAGATACATACCCCCATTTATAGTTATCAGGATCATCAATATTGCAGTCCTGCCAACCCTCGTCTATGACCCTCCAACCAGTCTCAACGGTATAATCAGCTACAGTTGCAATTACTTTTACATCGCAACCATTAGACTCAATCTCCATTTTGATATCGATCAGGAGGTTACTAATAGTCCGTTTAGCTTCTGGAATCCAGATAGTATTAGGATCCTCTTCCAGAGGAAGGACAGGAGGAATATCAGGGACAGGCTTAGCCCGACAGGTTTCCCGATCCCCTACAAAGTCCATTTCTCCTGAGTTGGTAAGAGACTTATTGGTATCCCTAAGAACATCTCCTAATTTATCCCTAACAGCATTCAAGTCTGTTACCATCTGAGTCCAGATTTCCGCGAATTCTTCTCCTGCTTTGTCAATGAAATGGGCACCTGGAGGACTAACAATTGGACCAGCTTCATATCGCCACAAAGCTGTATCCTGATTGAGTCCATGGATTTGAGGATCTATCATATTGTAAACTCCTCCAGGGAATCTGAAGGATGGAATACTAGGTACACTGATAGTGGTCCCAGTTCCAGTATTCCAATCGATAGTTTCAAATCCACTAGGGGGAATAAAAGTATACCCCTCATAGCATGGGATCAAGGGACGCTGCTCAGCCAGAGGTGGAGGATCATTGTCCGGTGGAATAGTCTCATACTCAGGTAATTGCTCCTGGTACTCTGGTAACTGTCCCCAGATAAAATCATGAAGCCAGTCAATTGCTTGATCAGGATACTCATACCTTGGTGGGTTAAAGTACCCAGGCTTTCCCTTACCATCATAAACCAGTACAGCGTAACGGCTATTAGCCGAGTCTCGGGAATTATTAGCTACGCTGATGAACAGATGGCTACCGTTGATAACCATAGGACGAATAACCTGGAAGTTATTCATTAAGAAGTTACTAACATCTGGTTCTATGAACTCAGGATTACCATTAGTAATTCTCAGTAGGCCAGAGTTAGTCCAGGAGAAATGGACTGTATCCGGCTGTCCCATAGTAGCCTGGAAGTAATAAGGAACACCAGTTTTGTTCAGAATTGCCCTACCTGAGAACTTTTCTGGAGTACCAGTGATTGGGGTACAGATCGAGATACTTCTGCTGGCGTAGATAATGAACCCAGGCCCATGCTGAAGAATCATCGAAATCTGACCATCTACTGAGGCGAATTTAGTCACCCCAGCAAAAGTAGTAGCATCAGGCTTAAAATCCTGCTTATCTACTGCCGAAGACCAGGCGATCGCATTATCAGTATCCCACATTCCAAGACGGTTATCAGCCTTGAAGAGTCCTACTTGTCCTTCCATATTCAAGAAGGTGGGAATGAATTTGACAATGCCAAACTGCCAGTCAACAGATTCTACTACTAGTGTTGTATTAGGCTTGGCCTTCCATTGTTGAATCTTTCCATAGTCCGCCAGCACATAAATCTCAGGATCTCCCTGGTGATAAATGTAGATGGTATTATCAATAACACACCGAGTCCACAAGTACAGGGTATCCTGAGCAGTAGGGACAGGAAAAATCTGAACCCACTCCTCTAGATCCAGGTCAATTCCAGATTTATAGTTCCCAATAGAACTGTACATCCAGAATCCACCCTCGGTCAGCATAACTCCCAGGTTATAGAAGTTAATGGTCTGATAAGTAAATAGATCCTGCTTACGGAGTTGCTTTAGCGGATTCCCATCGTCCGGCTGAGGATCAGCCCTGAGATAAGGCATAAGCCCAAAAGCAGACTTATATCCCATCGGAGTAGGAAGAATATTCCAGCCATGATACGCAATGACAGGGAAAGAAGAATCCGTCGTGTCTTCAGCCGTAGCCTTACCCAAGTTATTGGGCATCTTAGCAGGGTCAATAACCAGCATAGACCGGCTGGTATCTAAATACATACCTCTAGAATCTGCCATGACTGTCTCCTTAAGAAGTAGTATATTTACCTTCTTGTTGCAGAGTTGACCATTTCTCGCAAATGTTAAACTGGCAAGAACCTGATCCCTGCAACATTATCTTTTTCGGAAGTATAAATTTGTATTCTCGGTCTGCTTTCATAGCATACCCAAAATTTGTCCAACCTCCAGGATTTATAACATTCTGAGAATCCGCAACTAAAAGCATGTCCACACTCGGAATTACTAAACAGAAATTGACTTCTTCTGGTAGTTCAAAAGTCGTCAATTCTGCTCCTGGATTTAATAGCTTCTGATACTTGGGTCTGACCACATCTACAGGAATATATCTTCCTGCTTCAGAAGCTAGAATCATTGCGTTATTTGGAACTGAGGTTGCCATTTTCTACTCCAATGCTCTCAAGGCGGCCATTACACATATCTAATAACTTGCTAGCCGCCCTATGATAGATAACATAATCCTGAAAGGTTACTGGCTCAGGAGGTTTATTTATTGGAACTAGCAGCGCCGGACTTATCCTTGGAATCGGCTTCTGCTCTGCGCACCCACTCAAGGAACTCAGGACTAGGAACAAGCCCAAGACACTGATCGGATGCAGAATTAGTTTGCGACTTATATTTAGATACAGTCGCATAGATGCGCTGAAGTTGAGCATTAATAGCTCCTTCTCGTTCAGCAGTCTGCAAAGCTACTTTATCCCGTAACTGTAGACTGGTGTTTAAAAATTCGACTTCCTTGGATCTATCCGCTAACGCTTCTTTAGTTGTAGCCAACTCCTGCTTAGTCAATTGCAGAGAATAGTACGACCACAACGAAAAAAGCGCTAGCCCAAGAGCCAGTCCAATGGCAATCTTGTAGAGCTAGCGCTTTCATTTATTGCACTCCTTCGTGTTCCAAGGAGAAATGATTACCATCAGGACGGCTTTTAAAATCTCCGCCCCACCGACAAAGAGGATGGAGACTCTTCCAGTAATCTCCCAGGAACTTATAATCCTCGCTCTTATCCATGTATTTACCATCCTTGTAGAGGATAAGATCACCGGCTAATCCCAGTAGATGGAGAGAGTTCCTAATGCCTGCTCCAGACTTAGCATTGGCATCAGCTTCAGCCTGTGTCCTTTTCACTTGATCCAAGGCTACTGACACTCGATCCTGAGTTCCTGCCCAAAGAATTAACTGGGCAAGCAGCTGGGTGAACAGTGCTCGTTTTTCGCTGAGTTTCACAATGACATCTCCTGTAATGCTGAATGAACAATGCTAGGGATATCAGAGTAGAAGCTGTCAGGAGTAAGAAAGCTATCCCATCCGGCCTACCATGCGTCTCTCTAATTTGAGCAGTAACTCCGTCAAATCCCACTATTACCCAACCTATCGAGGTAAAAATAGGAAGAACGTATGCTCTATGACCCCTTGTACTCTCACACTCAGCGTAGCCCCAAAGGGTATATAGAAAGATACAGATACCTAGCAGAATTATGACCGCGTATAACCAAACTATATAGTTCATCGGTCGTCATCGCCTCGTTTGCTTGCTCGCCTCCAGTTCAAGAATTCCCTCACAATGCCTAGGGGGTCATTTTTTACTTGCTTGAATAATACTAGAACTATTTCTAGAATATCCTTTGCTGCGAAACAGCCTATTGCAAGCATTAGAGTTATAAGACCCTTGGCTTCTACTTCGTTGGCTAAGTAAGGGTAGGCCACAAATCCCACAAAGAACGTGTAGAAAATTTGGCCTAGGATTCCCTTATAAGTCAGAGGTTCCGAAGCAATAAATATTCTTGCCCCAGCTGCCAGAAGAAACAGGACTATTACGCTGAGAGGGACTCCTAGAATCGGCTCTAGTCCCATCTTGGCTCTCCTTACACCATATCGCTATCCACCCTGCTAGCAATCCAAGCGGCTAGCTTTTGCTGGTAATCAGACCACCAGATTTGCGTAGAAGAATCATCCCCGCTAGCCTTATATGCTGCATAAGCACAGCCAGCGAAGACAACTTCATACGCCTCTTCAAAGAGCCAATACTCCTCATAAGTATTGTTTTGAGCAGTAAACAGCCCAGGCATTACGTATATTCCTAAACGTAAAGTATCCCAAGGCTGGAAAGCATTAATTACAAGAAAATTCTGGGCTTTCTTGTAATAGACTCCTTGGCGCTGACAAGTCCCTATCAGTGCGTCAGAAGCCCGAATCTGCTCTAATGCAGGTTGATCTCCTACTATTAGATACTCAATCTTCCTGATGGTAGAACCCATAAGAGGAGGACGGAAATCTGGCCACTCAGGCTTATACCAATCCCACATATCCAATCTAGGTAACTGGATTTCGCGAGTAGTTTGGAAGTCTGGATATGGTGGAAGAACAGCCTCGAATAGATCCTGAGGCCAATCCCTTTTAGCCTGGATCTCCCGAACAACCATATTCAGCATCGACCAAATAGCCTGAGTGACCTTCAGGTCCGTACGCCCGGTTAAGGAGATCACACTCTCTGCAATCATACCAGCGTACGCGGCCATTATTAGTCCTCCGAAGAAACCTTGATAACCATCCCAGATTTCACATAGGATTCCAGAACTGCTACTACGTCCTCAGCAGAATTTAGCGGCCAATAGAATCGGCCATTGTTCATCTTCCCTTTAACTACTGCTCCATTTACTCGCACCTTGGAAACGTTAACAGAGTAGTAACCTGGCAGGGACATGGAATCATGTACAGGCTTCTCAATAATCTGAGAGGCTAGACTGCTTCCAATCATTCCGATAGAGGCTGCAGGAGTCAATCCTTGGGGATTAAGGGCATTGAGCGCTCCTTGAATCTCCTCCAGCCCTCGCTGATTGTTTTCAACCTTAGTATTAGGCTCAGTACTGACACCTTCTTCGGCAGCCTTAGACTTCAGATTGGCTAGAAAATTTCCGGCATTCGGGGGAGTAGTCATCTCTTTTCTCCTAGTCACATATAAAAAATCCTGGCCCACCACTAGGATGAGCCAGGTTGACCATCCTCACTAGAGGATAAAAGAATTACGGCGCGGGGGCGGTCAGATATACGCGCTCTTTAGCTTTCTGGAGGCCAGTAATAACTGCGCAGCCTTGCGGGTTAAGCAGTTCCAAAGCCCACTCAGAAGTAAGAGAACCACCCTGAGCATCCACGCCGTGGCCGTAAGAATAATCGGTAGCACCAGACTTGTTCTCACCGCCACCCTGGCCATAGTTTTCTACTTTCGCGTTACGACCGTCCATGTAAGCGAGCTTAACAGCCGGAACGTCGACTACTACTGCGAAGCCAGGAGAAATACCGATGGCCGAGAACAGCGGGTGTTCTTTAAGAATCAGACGACCCTTGAAGAATTTCCATTCAGTGAAGACCATCCCGTAGGAAGTTTCTCGCTGAGTAACGGTAACTTCTCCGAAGAACCGGCCAATATCCTGCATAGTCCGCATCCCTACGGTATCGCAGAACATAACGCGCTGAGTATTATCACCGACGTTAACGGACCATTTGAAGGCATCGATAGTAGCATCGACGACATCATCATAAGTCACTGCCGTAGGATTCGGCATAGCGTTAACGTTGTCCGGAGCATACTGACGAACCGCGTCAACAATCCCTTGAGTAGTATGCAGCGGCTGGCCATTATAAGTGCCCATGAAAGCCTGGCCGAAGAAGATAGCAGTTTCCTGCTCAGTAGCATGGAAGTCCATGCAATCTCGGCGAGACTCGGTAATGTTGCTATAGCCTGCCTCAGCATAACTAGCTCGCGCAGTATCAGTCAGCGCCCAGGCATTACGGAAGATCTGCGTAAAGTTCGGCACGTAAACAGGCTGAATGCTACGAGCAGTAGGACGCTGAGAACCTTCTTCAAACGCCGTGCCGATAACAATCAGCTTAGTATTCGCAGCGATGATAGCAGCCGAGATACGACCAGTCTGACGCTTGACGGTAAGATTGAGGCCGTTGACCAATTCCAGGCGCATATTCTCGCCAGTAGCCTCGTTATAGAAGATCATACCTTTGGTAAGACCGTCCGAGTTTTCTACAGTGAGAACAGTAGCATCAGCCGCAGCTTCCGCAGTTACTACTGCCGAGGCAAATACCATGGTCTTAGAAAAGTATCCATGGGTAGAAGCCTTAGCGGTAGTGCTGCCAACTACCGAAGTCATAGCCAGCAGTGGTGCCGAACCATTAGGAACTCGACGAAGAATAGTCCCAGCAAAGGACTTCATGTTGAGTTCTTGAGGATTCAGGGTGGTATTAAAAATACCAGCATAAACGCTCATAAGTATTCTCCTGATTACTTAAAGAAGTATTCATCATAATCGATTGGACGAGGCTTCGACTGCTCTGCTCGCTGAGCATCACGGTTGAAAGCATTAGAGATACCTTGGAAAATTTCCCAGGTATAGCTTTCGATCTCTTGAGCAGTCTTATCGGGGAATTTACTGGCAGCCTGCTGAGCAATATTGCGGAACATTGCCTGAGCCGGACCAGGGAGATCAGAAACGTTGAGTTGACTTCCGATAACTTCCTGGCGGAGACTACCGCGAAGCTTACCATTCTCGTGATCAAAACGAGAATTCAAATATTGTCCAGTGACGGCCATATTATGCTGCATGGCTACTTGATAGACTTGGCGTCCAAAACTATTCAAGATATCCGGAAGAGCACTCATGTCGCCACTTTGCAATCTTTGCAAAGCTTCTTGAGGGATGGACTGACCGAAGTCCATTTTAGAAGCAGCCTCGGTCAGTTTTTCAGGGGGAATTGAAAAGGCAGGAGCTTGGCCATCGGCCTGCTGGTTGTCATTCTGAAACAGTTGCCCAAGCAAGTCAAGCCCCGATGGCTTGTCAGACTTCTGACCAGCGCCCATTCCTTGTTCACTTCCAGTAGCCGGAACCGGATTATTCTGAGCCTGTTGTTGCTGCTGTTGCTGTTGAGGACTCTGCTGGCCACCCTGGCCTTGGGCACCTTGCTGATTGTTAGCGGGAGCCGGAGCAGAGGATTGACCATAACCGAAGAAGCTGCCAAGACTAAAGCTCATGATGTTTATCCTTCTTGATTGAGAAGATTAAGTTGAGTAAGCTCATCCTCAGCCTGCTTGGCTTCTTGGAGTTGCTTAACAGATTCTAGGAGATCCCTAGAACTAATAGCCAGATTATACAAACAGCGGTATACATCCAGGCTAGCTGTTTTCTGCGCCGCTCTAAGCAGATAATCATTAGCTTGCGCAGATACCTCGGTGACTGGATTAAGCAGTTGAGCAGCAGTTTGCTCATAGTAATGCTTAATCAGCAGTTGAATATTAGGAGATTTCTCCATCTCAATAGCAGCATTATATTTAAGTCTCTCGAACTCTAGCTGCTCTGAGATAGTAAGAGGAACACTGGCACCCTTAAATACGTTGAAATTTTCCATGTTTACTCCGATTAGATCAGAATTGCCTTATACACGGGGACCCCTGCGCAGAATGATTAGGCTACGCCACAGCCTCCCCCTGCAGGCAGGGAAGAGGCTTGCCGCTTAACGCTAATCAGTCTGCTACCCCGTATAAAGGCACACTTCGTTAATTCTTCCGAATCTCCGCCAGACCCTAAGACAATCCTAGTCGATCCTGGATAATCTTCATTGCGCCCTGGATATCATTCCAAACCAGAGGAATCTCAAACTCCTGTTCAGGATTCTGAATGCTCAAAGGAGAACTAATCCGGTGGCCGGTTTCATTAGTCTGATTGTCCCACCCAGGCTTAAGATGGAACAGAATTCCACCATTGCGCAATAGCCAGTCTTGCTCATTTTTGGGCCGGATATCAGCAATGATCATACTTCTCATCGAAGCTTTCCAGCGCATGTCCTGGAGGATAATCCAGAAGTCCGGATTAATCATATCTCGGGCAAAGTCTGTCCCTGCTTTCTCCAGGAAAGCTCGCCTAGTTCCCAGGGCTGAATTCCCGAGAACATAGCCATTCTTAGCCGAGTGAGGCATATCTGGCCGGAAGGTAGGATCAATAGCCGCTGCCATCTGATACAGAGGGGCTGCAACTCTATCAACCGTGGCATTAATTATACCAGCTAATCGGGTACTCAGGGTATCTTTTCCTGATCCATAAGGACCATGGAATCCGATTAGGCGCTTCTTATTGAGATGGTTGAGACTGATCATTACTCAATTCTCCTTGTCGAGCCTGTAGCTGCATTGCAGACTGCTGTTGTAATTGCAGGAGCATTTGCTGAAGTTGCTGCTGCATACCATAAGTAATCTGCCACTGAGGCAGAGCAGCATCAGCATATTTCTCGAATCCTCGTACTCCACCCAGCTGAGCCAGATGAGCAATCATTCCAGGTACCTGAGTTCCGAATGCCTGCAGAGTAGTCTCCGAGGACATAATCATCTGAAGCAGAGCAGTCAGGAAATCACTACTGGCTAATTTACTAGCAGGGGTAAGGCCATCCCCTAGCTCAAACTTAAGGCCAAGATCCTGAAGCTCTTTAATATCAACCCGAACTCCTTTGCCAGTTCGAGGACTAATTACCTCAGTGTCTTCTCCGTACATAAGGAGATTAAGCTTAAGCTGCTCTTTAATCTTAGTGAACATCCTATGTTCTAGAATCAGGGCAGGCAAGCGCATCCGATTCTCAGCATTGCCCATGATAGTGTCGAACTCAGCTCTAGTCTTATTCCCTTTCTGGAACTGTCCGCGTGTAGCAGAGTTCATTCCACTGAGTTCCCGCTGCCAGTCCGTTAGCATTAGGGCATTCTGCATTACAGTTTCCATCCCTCTAGAATCAAAGGGAATCTGCCTATAAGCTTGATCCATAGTTCCATTGACTAGAGATTGGGGGACGACTGGAATCTTAATCTGAGGAATCGGACTGTTAATATCGTTAGCTCGGATCATGCTCGGATTATATAGAGCTCGATCCATCACTGCTCGCCTGGCTCCCTGGATATAAGCATTCCAGAGTTCAGTAGTAGCAGACTGGAGAGGAGCAGCCATTTCTCCGTAGCCTTGAGTCTGTAACCCCATGCCATCTTCTAGGGCAAATGCTAATCCCATTCCAAAGGAACCATAGGCTCCGATATAAGGCTCGAAGGAGATAATTGCATCCCTGTTAATCATCACTGCTTTCCAGATCTGAACCTGGTTGCGATTAGGGACATTCATCTCAAAGTCTGAGGGGATAATCCTCAGATACATAGTGTGCTTGCAGTAGACTCCCTGCTCATTAACTGGTACCCGACGATTGGTTGACGAAGTCTCAGTCTCAAACCCGCCAAATCTATCCCAGTTAATATCTGAGGCCATCTCCATTTCTTGGTAGACGGGGCTAATTTGCGGGTTATCCGTCCAGTCTGATCCTTGGAAAGAAGACTTGAGGGCTTCATTGACTACTTTCTTATAGGTCAGCTTCTTCTCATTAGTCAGATAGTTCAGGTATTTCTTAAGCTGAATTCGATTAAGGAGAGTAGTTTCCCCTAGGAATGATCCTTCAGTGGCCACATTGGGAATATCAGGAATAGGATCCCAGTGGACATTCCGCAGATTTAGACGTCGAATCTTATTCACATGCCTGTAATTGCGCCGTAGGGTAGTCTTCCCTGGTTCAAGATCAGTTATCTCTTTCTGAGGATCATAGGTCTCGATATGGGACCACTCAGTTTCCCAGCCAACCAGATTATATTTAGCTGCATCCTGGAGACAGAGGATCAATTCTGGGATAGAACTGGTCATGGTCATGTGATCCTGGATAATCCCTTCCAGGGCTTCAGCCTGCTCTTTCTTATCCGGAGTGGAGACTACAGGGAGAATAGGGTAGCCTGAAGCAAAAACTTCAGTCAAGTAGGCAGTCATAGACTGGACCTGACTAATTACAATTGGGTTAACCGTAGCCTTGTTGACTACCTGGCAACGAACCTTGGCAGCAATATTCTGATTATAGCCCAATAGCTCATTGTTCTCCTGAGCAGTGATATACCGGGCATAGGCCTTATCAATCAGGTCCATCTTCTGAATGTAGTTGGCCTTATTAGTCTTGGAAAAGTCCAGAATCTTTTTAAGATGGGCCTTCAATAGCTCATCTACCCTCTGGGTATAGACAAAGCTATTAATATTGGGTTCGCTGGGGCTAATAGCCATTTTCCATTTCTCCTATTCCTACGTCCACAATTGGTGGCAACTGGTCTAGAGATTGCTGAACATTCTTAACCCCGACTAAGAGATTCCCATAGTCAGTTAGAATCTGCTTTTGATAAGCCGGAGAGTCTAGATAGTCATCCCGGTTATCCGTCTTACCTATCTTATACAGTCCAGCATAGAAGCTGAAGACTGACCTAACTTTAGGAGACATGAAGCTATCGCCTCCTAAGACCTCTTTTATATAGTCCTGAATACGATTTAACTTGGTCTTATTCTTAGTTTTCAGTTCAACTACATTGATCCAGGTTATTCCGGCTGCCTGAAGGAATTCATTCATCCAGTAACAGAGTGATTGCTGATAGCCTGTTGACTCGATTCCAATTATGCAGACTGCATTGTCTAGTGCCATGCGAATGACATTATATACAGTCTCTTTAGGAGTCCAGATTCCGCCCTGCATCTGCACTGCTACAGGATTCCCATCATAAAGCTTATGCAACGTTGCTACGTTATGGTCAGACTTCTTCCTGAAGCCAGCAGGGTCAACAGTAATAAAGGCTGCGTCAGCCTCCATATTCTCCCAGTCAAATGGAACATCCGGGATAGGCTTATCCAGTAGCTTGAAGATTGAGTCTAGAGGATCATTCTGAACCTCTGCGAACCAAATGTGACCTAGGCCTAAAGCCTCATCGTGCACATATTCTCGTATGAGGACAGAGACAGGCTTAAGTTCCGGCCACAAGGATTCTCCATCTTCCAGGATTGCACCGGTAACTAGGCTAATCCACTCAGGGTTTTTCCTGAGCATTTGCAGGATACAGTCTCCAGGATACATGTTACCCAGGTAGATGATCCTTCGATTAGATCCATAGTTATCAATGCACTTAACTAGAGTAGCCGTGAACCACTCCAGTAGGGCAGCATTCTGGACCTCAGATAATGCGCACTCACGAGTTTGAACGTCATCACAGACTATTAGATCTGGCCGCTTATGGTCCTCGTTAGTTCCCCGAACCGCTGTTCCTGCACCGGCAGGTAGTAGAATTACAACCTTGCCATTGATTGTCCCTACCTTCTTCTTAGCATTATCTACTGACTTGGTAGCTGACCAGAGACCAAAGATCTCCTCAATGTTAGGCTGGCTGAGCATATTATCCACGTCCGTGATAAAGGCTACTGCCTTAGGCTCAGAAGCACAGACGATCAGGATAAATTCTGCGTAGCCAAAATGAATGAACCAGCAAGTTAGAATCTTGAGGAAGCCAGTCTTAACGAATCCTCGCGGGAGTCCTAGAGCAAAGCGCATAAGCTCATAGGGATCAGGATTGAGCTGGGTAAGAAGGGTGAATAACTGGCAATAAAAAGCCGGGAAAGGAACTCGCATCACACGCGGGATAATTAATCCTGCGTAGAAGTTGAGATCCACCCGGCATCTTTCTCTGATCGACTCGTGGCTAACATTCTCAAGACTGACTAATTCCTCTTGAGCCTTTGAGGAGGCAGACTTAGCCTTAAAATAGTCCTCAAGGGTCTGTAGATTCTTAGCCTGACCTTTAGTTAGGTCAGGAATTGGACTAGAGGATTGATTAGGATCGCTCATTTGCCGCCATCCTTAATGGGAAAAAGGGAAACTTAGGCTGACTAGAAGCCAACAATTTAGCCATGCTAGCAGCCTTAGCCATCGCCGCAGTTTTGGATTGATTGACCTGAGTCAGATTAGTCGAATGAGTCATAATTAGGTACCCCTGAGGGATCTGCCTTACCCAAGTAGGACTCTAGCAATCCTTTTAACTGGGGCGTGGGCATTGGATTAGTTGATCTATCGCCAATTGCGACAATTTCCTTCGTATCAGAATAAGTGAAGTCTGGAGCACAGACCGCTGGAATTTGCAGATGGGTAACTTTTACAGACTTCCCATCGACTACTACCTGAGTTGCTGATCCTCCGTAGCCTATTCCTTTTGCCAGGAGCTTAGCCTTAGCCTCTTGCTGGCGCCTGTTGGATAGGACCTGAACTGCGGTGAGTAAATTCTTATCCTCCATCATTGGCAGACGCTCTAGTAGGGCTTTAAGAGCAGTGTGTTCTGCTGCCTCATACTTTAATTCTAGGGCTTCGGCCTCAGTTGGTTGTCCAGTTTCTTCTGCTGATTCTGTTCTAAGGTAAGTAACATAATCCCTGAAGTCTGAATCTGAGGTTAGAAGCTGGCTGATATAGGAGGGAGAAACGGCAACTAGGTCTGCTACTTGGGCGGCCTTTAATCCTGTCGCCAGCAGACGGGCGATTCTTTCTTTTTTGTCCATGGGGTCTGGCTCCAGGTGGGGCCGCAGGGGCCGAGGGTGGGTTAGGGATAGTATATATAAAGAAGGAGGCCGGGGCCAGGGGTGCTGGAGCTAATAATTAGGACTTGGAATTAGAACCTGGAGCTTGAATTTGGAAAAGTTTAGAAATTTTTGTTGGATGGTATATGATACACCCCCCTCCCCCCGGACCCAAAAAGGTCCGTAGCCCCCTATGAATGCAACTAATTATCATTCCCTTAGTCCAGGCTCGGCCAGGATTAGCCAAGGTTAGCCAGGATTAGGATGAAATTAATTAGAATTAGGCTTGACTTCTAACTAGGTCAGACTAGAATGACCGGTGTAGTTAATTAACTTTGATCTAGTTAGGAGTTAGGTAGATGGAAATTATGAATGTATTGGATATTCGGAAACTGGCTATTCAAGTTCGGTGCGAGCGCGCGGATGCTAGCGCCTGGCATAAGGCTTATTTCGATTGGATTAATCGGTCCCTGCTAGAGGAATTCAATCGTGGGGCTAGTCAGTTCAAGGCTAAGCTGTCGTCCCTAATTAGTCGCTTCCCTAAGTCTATCCGCTTCAATGGAGTTTAATCTAATGGCTACTAATAATCTGATGGCTGTTCGGGCATTTAATGACTATCAAACTCAGCTCGCCCTGGTGGAGGCTAGGCCAGTAACTCTAGTCTACTTCCCCATTAATTCCCTGGAGCGCCCCCTGGAATTGACTAAGAATTATTTCAGGTCGAGGAGGGATTGCCTGGAGTACATAGCAGCCATGTACAATCACTATGTCGCTCAGCGGGATATGGGCGCTAAGGAGGAGGCTAATAAAGCTCACTCCTTTTATTCTAATGCCATTCGAACCTATGAATGGATGCTCAAGGGCGGATTCTAGTCCAGGCTTATTAGGAGTTTAATTATGTATACCTTTGCATTGGTTTTGGTTGTCCTGACTGGTCCTAATCAGGGTAATAAGTTCATTCTTGATGAGGGACTATCTTATGAGGATTGTTCCCTGGCCAGGACTAGCCTAATCGAAGAGATTAAAGGCAAGGATAAGGTAGAGATAATCTGTCAGCCTTGGTCCTTCGATTCCAGGCTCAGTCAGGCTAATTGAGGTAAGCAAGTATAGGCAATCAGTTAGAATAATCTAAAAATTGGTTGCCTATGCTGGGTTACTTCGTTATAGTGCCCAAACCGACCGCCACTAAGGTGGACGGATTGACCATCCAATCAATTCCGAGGATTCATAAAATGTCCGAAGCTCAAGTAATTAAGTTCCCTGGTCTGATCGTTACCAACGAAGTTAGCCAGCAGGTAGAAGGCAAAGGCCGCGTCAAGGTAGGCGAATGGTCGTCCTACATTCCTTCCCTGGAAGAATTCGGTTTGGCTGTTATTCCGAAGCTCAAGGCTGACGGTACTCCTGACCTGACTGAGGATGGGCTGTATCAGTATGAAGGACTGGCAGAAGCCTTCCTGTATCGTTCTGTAGTCTCTACCTGCAAGGCTGATGCTCGTAATAAGCTCCAGACTAAAACTGCTACTCTGCGCCCTGGCTGCAAGATGCCGGAGAATTTCGTAGAGGTTATTACTCCTTCTGAGCGTCAAGCCAGTGTCGTGTTTGCTGAGCGCCGCGCTCTTATCGCAGCCTGGAGCGAATTCGTTTCCAATCTGCCGAAATCCGAAGGCGTCAAGAAGCTGGCTATCTCCTTCTTCAATCAGCCGGAAGGTTTGCTGGCGCAGCCTGAGAATGTGCGGAATGCTGTTTTGGGCTGGGTAAACGAATTCGGCGAAGCACTGGTTAATGCCGAGCAATTGTCCGAATGGCAAGCCGGTTTCCTCCAGAAGATCGCAGAATATTGCGAGCAAGACCCGGCAGAACTGGACTGGTAAGTCTAGACCTAGCACTAAGCCCCCTAGTCGAAAGGCCAGGGGGTTTTTTATTGCCTTTTATTTAGTCTAGCCTCGGCCTAGCCCCCTGGTTAATAGTCCTGGTCCCTGGTTAATTATTCGTAAAATTGGCCGTGGTTACGTGCAATCGGGAGTCAAGGTTGCCCAAGGTTTTGGCCCAAGGTTTTTTCAATGTTTTTTCAAACTTTCTGAAACAATCTCAAAGTAGGCCGAGGTAGGTTTAGGGGTGGCCCCCCCTCCTTATAATAGTCCACTACCCTGTAATTATTATCCCCTATAAATCCCTATTCCCTATTCCCCTATATACCCCTAATAATAAAGAATTTTTTAACCCCCTACCAATATGACCACTATAGCCTGA